GAAAGACCACCATCAGACGAAGAGACGCGCAGCGCCAGTTTCGGGAATCTGAAGGATCCGGTGAACGATCCGGATCCAACGTTAAGCGCAGGAAGCGCCGACCCAGACGCAAGGAGTACATTACCCTCGGATCCTGTCAGGCCGGAAGCAAATGCCGGCATCGGAACATTTCCAGAAGCGGGAATAACAAACGTAAGCGGAGAGACCGCTGCCGCGGCGAGAGAAGCCCCATATGCGCCAATATATTGGCTACCACTACAATACGACCAGCCTTTCCAGCGAGTCGGGCCATAGTTGCCGAAAGGCATGTATGTTGCGTCTGTTTTTCCCTCTTCGACGTCAGTATTCATCTCAATCCTAACATACTTGGAGATGTTTTCAAAACTACCGTAATATCTCCATCTTTTCTTGTCAGAATCCCATTCCTGATATCTATCCCCAACCTGTCTGGCGATATAATCCGGAGAGAACGGATTCAGGGTAAGACCAGAGAACTTCTCTAGAATTCGCTGGGCATTATCATTATCACCAGCGGCGCGAATCACAACATCGAATGTAGCGTACGAATCAACATCATAAGGCTGTTGAGAAGGGCGAATATTTGTAATACCGATCTTAAACTTTTTCGGCAACTCTTCGCCGGCATCGCGAGCAACAAAGCGGAACAGCTTTTGCTGATTTTCCGGAAGGAATGTCGCGTAATCAGTTTCGACCTGTTGAGAAAAAACCCAACCGGTTTTTGATAATTTATACGATCCTCGATAGCTACTACCGTAAACACTACCAGATTTCATTGGCAGAAGGACGCCCCAAACAGTTCCGGCTGCGGTTCCAGAAGAGAGCGTATCCGATACGAATCGCTCATAGGTCTGGCCAAGCCAGTAATTAACGGTAGTCGATGAAATGGTGCTATTAACCATTTGTGGGTTAGTATTGAACACCTTTCTAATATATTTATCACTATCGCGATTAAAATTAAACGCTGTCTCAATTGTCTTTGTAGTACCATCAGTCTGATAGACAATCGCTCTGAATTCTTTATCTGCGCCGGAAGAACCGACGAGGCCGCCGGCAGAAGCGGTCGCGGTACCGTCACCGCCGGCATCAGCCAGAAGTGTGCCAGAAAGAACCATAGCGCCGTCTTCAACATACCAAACAGCAGCCAACGCGCCAGTTAGCGGATATCCAATAAGAGGGCCGGACTGTATGGCGCCAGAATCAACAAGCCAAAGCCCATAAGCACCACCATTGCTGGCCTCAGATTGATCATATGTAGCCTGAGAAGTCTGCCATCCGGCCTTTCCATCGGAAGACGCATCCAAATGGTTGTCTCCCAACAATCGTACGACAGTTACAGGGGCCTGGCCGGCGGCCAGCCATGCTTGCGCAGCATAAGAGGCATACGTCGGACCCTGACGGTTTCCATCTCTCCAAACATCTTGGGCCGGCTCTATGGCAATCGGCGCGCCAAAAACATTAACAAATTCTTCAAAAGAACTGACTCGTGTCGGAACAAGCGCTGGGCCACGTTCGGTACGACCAATAATAATTGGCCCCATCGCAGTCGGCGCGCCCGGTACTTGCGAATTGTCAATTTCGTTGACAAAAATACCGGGTGACACAAACTTAAACTTAGTAATAGCAGACATTATATATGTGACTCCTTGAACAGTGCGAAATTCGCTTTTTTACTAAAATAAATAGTTGAAGATACTTCTAAAACCCCATGGCTTATTCTTTGATGTACTTCTTATTATATTTAAGCCAGGGGCGTTCATCCCCAAAGATAACATGTTCTCGCGGTATTTTCACTGTAACTGCGTTTTCGCGAGAAACAATTTTCGGTCTTATTTCATTTTCTCCATCACCAATTAAATATCCAAGAACTCTTATATCAATCGAGGTCTCAAAATATCTTTCATTTTCTCCCAAAGCCGGAGCACTAAAATTCTGCGCAAAATCTTGCTCGATGAAAGCTTCGTATTTATGGCCATCCCTTTCAACGAAAAAAGAGTTTATTTGACCGGTTCTTGTTATAAAGGGCTGAATCATTTGATTAAGCTGCTGCTGGTGTTCAGATTTGAGAACTATTTTATATCCTACCTTTATATATGTCGGAAGTGGTATGTACATCGTTTCAATAACTGTCTTATTACTGGCATTTGGAAAATTATATTGATCATATTTCCTCTTGGCATCAGCATTTTTAAAATTTTGCGTTTTATCTTGTACAATTCTTCTAGATACCGGTATTACACCGCCTTTCGGATCTCCCTTGTATAAACGCATATTTGGTAAATGCGCCCATGCCGTTCCTTTAAAGGTTGGATCTTTTGCCAACGACGTTCTCTGAATTGACATCAGTGGATATTTAAAAAATTCATAATCGTCTCGAAGATCTTTATTATGTTTTATCTGATAGGCTCTTTCTGCTGTAACCCAAATAATTGGAACTTTCTTAAATCCCTTATTTGTATTAGCAAAAATATCAAACACTTCATTGATATAATCGTGCAAAGCATAATCGATTGTTTCGATTGTGCTCGACAAAAAGGTTATCTCTTTAAGATCTTCCGGCTTTCTTGTTTTCAATTTTGGATCGCTTGATTTACGTGGCATCGAACAGGCCCTCTCGCGCTGCCACGCATTCTGCTTGAATTTGAAAGTATTGATCGTCTTGTCCAAAAAGGAATTTGTTCCATTTTAGAGTAACAATTTCATAATATTGGCCGGCGTAAAAAACAAAATCTCCTTCACGAACATAAAGATCTTGGTCCTCGGAAAGACGTCGATTGTGAAAGTTAACCGTGATTGTTGACATAGACTCAACACCAAAATTATCATGATGTTGTGTTTCTCTTCCGTTCCATGTGACCAAAGCATATACGCGAACCGGAGGCAAGAAAGATTTTTCTATAGCCTCGCCATAAAGTGGGTGAAAATTTGATCGATCGATATCAATAGCGTAATATAGAATCTGCTGGCCAATGACGCGCTCTATAAGTTCGTCATTGACCTGTTTTACTAAATTCCGCTCCTTTTCCCCCAAAAACATTGGAGGTGGCGGATTATCTGGTTGTCTCCATTCATCGGCCATTCATTGATTATCCTATAAAAATGAGGTTTGGAATATCCTTTTGGGAGCGATTTACAGCATCTAGCATATCGGCTTCGGTACTCATGAGATTCTTATAAGTCAACTCATCTAGTACAGTCTTTAGTTCCTCTC